GCTTCAAGACGTGGACGTCACAGCATGACGTCAAGAAGGTGACGGTAGACGAGATCACAGAAGACGAACTAGCAAAACAGCTGGAGAAGCATTGTGGAGTTTGCCCTGCTGATGATCAATACTTCCAGGCCCCGGTGTCTCGAGAGGCGCAAATCGACTTCCCCGACGACGGTCATGCAAACGAAGTGGAAGTTGTCGCGGTCCACTCTGATAGTGGCGAAACTCGTCCAGCTCTTTGGAAACCTGTCGGGGGCGAAAACGACCATTTACAAAGCCGAGTGGGTGGACGGTTGGCTCCTCGCGAAGAAGCGTGTGCACTTTTGGATCGTTCATTAGGATTTTATTTGATCCCAACTGCATACGTTGCGACGCTTGACGGTGAAGAGGGGGCAGTTCTGCTCTATATTGCCAATCATCAACCAGAAGTAAGCGTTGACCAATATGACACTAAGTGGATAGAGCGTGCCGCAGTAATTGATTACATAAGTCACGAATGTGATAGAAACCAGGGAAATATTTTTACCGCGCCAGACGACCCAAAAAGGCCCATCTTGATAGACAATGCGATGTCGTTTCCGACAACGGAGGGGGTCCCATCATTTTCACCGTTCATTGAACAGATGAAAGGCAAAAAGTTGTCAGATGATGTTATGATGGCTATAACTCGCACGGCGCGCGATTTGGCTGTCTGGAGCGATATCGGTCAGCTCGTAGGGGAAGACGCAGGCCAGATTGCTTTTACGCGATTGACGAATCTCATTCGTCTCGGAGAGATCCCAGAAACGGCTAACAACCTTGTGCCCGATGATTCTTCAAGCTCCACAACAAAGGAGAGCTCATGAATCGATTGCATGGGATCTATAAAATCGAGAACACTTTAACTAGAGATGTTTATATTGGTCAATCTTTAGGTGTTGCCGAGAGGCTTGAAGGCCATCTTAGAGCATTAGAGCATGATAGGCATGGAAATAGGCACCTTCAAAAGGCTTATGATAAATATGGGTACGAAAATTTTATATTTGAACCGATTCTGTATTGTGAATCTGATGAACTTACGTATTATGAGCAAGAACTTGTAAATATAAACAAGGGACATCTCTATAATATTCGCGAAGAATGTGTAGAAAGCAATCGCGGAATTAAGTTTTCTAATGAAGCTAGAAAGCATATTTCTCAGAGCGGGAAAGGTAGAAAGCTTTCTGAGGAGCATAAAAAGAACATTTCAAAAGGGGGCAAAGGAAAATTACGTTCTAAAGAAGCGAGACAGCACATCTCAGCTGGTAGGAAAGGAGTCCATCCTTCAGAAGAAGCGAGATTAAGATTGAAAGGAATCCATAAAGGGCAGGTTTGTTTTTGGAAAGGCAAAACCCTTTCTATTGAAACAAGGATGAAAATAAGCAAAAGCCATAAAGGAAAGCCTCCTTGGAATAAAGGCGGCCATGCTTCCGATGAAACGAAAGCTAAGATGTCAAAAAATCGGAAGGGTGTACCGCAAAAAGAACGGAGAGAACGGAATGCCTCCAAATAAGTTCGAATGGGACGTTTCAGACGTCGAATGGTTTGATGAAGATGGCAACCCTATAACGGTCGAGAACGAAAACAAGGACAAGCCAGATGCCCCCAATGCGCCTGATGCAAAGGCGCCACCTGTTGACGGTGGCGCGTGACGCAGCGGCCCCCCGAATAGCAATAGCTATCCAGCCCCTATTGATGCGCCAGTACAAAGCTGTCAGTCGCGACTTGCGCCAGGCAAACTTGCGTAAGCGACTCAAAAAAGCCGATGGCGTCTACGATTACGGAGACGATTGGGGCTCGTGGGCCGACGAGTTTGGGACTGCCCTTTCGGGGGCCCTCGAGGGCGAAGTTAGGCCCATCACGGCTGTCGAGTCGGCATTTTGGCGCTCGAGGGGCGAACCGGGGCCCACTTTTGTGCCCGCCGACGTCATCGATTCTTATCAAACCTCGATCGGACGCAAAATCACGTCCATCTCAGACACCACGCTCAAAGGCGTTCAGCAGACGGTAGCTGACTGGTACAAAACGGATGAAGGCCTGCCCGCCCTTATCGATGAGCTTGAGACATGGTTCGGCGAGTATCGGGCCTCGATGATCGCCGCTACTGAGATGGGATTTGTAGCGTCAGAAGTAGCCACCGAGACCATGCAGTTTTTCGACCTCACTAGCTGGTATTGGGACGCGTTCGATGACCAGTTCACGTGCAAAGACTGTGCAGACCTCGGAGCAGCTCATGAGTTGCTTTCGATTGACGACGACAAACCGCCGTTACACCCCAACTGTAGATGCGGCATGCTCTTTGCAAACGATGACGGTACAGTTGTGAAGTCGTTGGGCCCCTTCCAATTGCAGAAGTTATTCTTCGTCTCTGATGGCCGAATCAAGTTTAATCGAGAACGAGCAGAATTAGAACTGCTCAAATATAGTCCGGATCAAGAAAGAGACTGGCACGGGCGGTTCGGAACAAGTGGAGAAGTAAAGATTGATATCTCTGAGGCAGGAAAACATGATACTTGGCTGAAAGCATTGGGAGAGCCGTTGCCACAAGAGGATAGAGGCTATTATTACCATGCAGGATTTGCCAAGGATATTGGAAGCATCAAAGAAAAAGGCTTGATTCCTACTAATTCGAATAATTTCCCTGGGTATAGCTCTGGAAAGCTTGTCTCGTTGGCTCCAACGGTAGAAGATGCTGCATATTGGTCCGAAACTGCTTTTTGGAGAGATTTTGACAAATCAGGGCATATTTCTGCGAAGATTCCAGTCTTTTTTAGAATTGCTAAAGACGTAGTTAAAGATCCAATTAACTATCGATCTGATGAAATTAGAACATCCTCAATTGCTCCAGAGAATATTGAAATTTGGAGAGATTCAAAATGGAACAGCCTTTCCTCAGAGGCGAAATGACAAAAGTGCCTCCCGGCCTGTTTACATCTTCAAACGGTGTAATATAATGGCTATATGATCGAGCTTCACTTCGATACTCGAACTGCAGAGTGGCTTAGTAATCCTCCTGAAAGGTGGCGAGCTGGGTTGGAGCGGGGAGGGTTAAGCTTTCGCCAGGGGCTCCAGCGTTCTAACTACGCCGTTCAGCGCCCAATGTCCACCTATCGTCGAACTGGCACGTTGGCCAACAAGGCCGCGTTTGAGGTGGCCCCGAGCGGCATGGAGATGACATTTGGGGCCACCTCGTACTTGCCCTTCCTACTGTTTGGGACGGGCATCTTTGGCCCGCTGGGTGAGCCGATCACCCCGCTATCGGCCAACTTTTTGACGTGGCAGGCGCAGGCGGGGCCGCTCGAGGGGCAAACTATCCGGGTCAAAAGTGTAGAGGGGACAATCTGGGCTGGCGTCAAAGATCGGTTGTTGCAAGACATGGTTCAGGGCGTCAAGGACGGCATAAGGGACTATCATGGAACAGTTTGAGTTCTTCATTCCAATTACAAAAATGGACGTGGTCCAACGGCAAGTGTGGGGGAGGGCCACCCAAGAAGTCTTAGACCGTGTTAAGCCTGCAGAAATTTTTGACTACGCAAGTTCGGTTCCCTATTTCAAGTCGTGGTCTGACGGTGTCGAGAAGGACTCGATGGGCAAGTCAAAAGGGAATGTCAGATCGATGCATCGCCCAGACGTTGCTTCGGGAAAAGTTATCGCTATCGACTATAATGACGATGAAAAAGCGATCGACGTGGGCACCTATATCGCCGATGACCAGGACTGGGAGAAGTGCTTGCAAGGCGTGTACACGGGCTTCTCGGTGGGTGGGGACTACGCTAAGCGCTGGCCAGACGCCAAAAATCCGGGGGCCATTCGCTACACAGCTAACCCGAAAGAAATTTCGTTAGTTGACCGTCCGGCAGTTCCTACTGCTACGTTTGCGATGGTCAAAGCAGACGGGACAACTGAAGAGAAGCACTTTGCTGCTGTTGAAGAGTCGGTGGTAGAAGAAAAAGTTGAGATTGCAAAGAGCGAGCTTCAAAAATTGAATGATACGGTGGCCACGTTAGAGGGCCGCCTTTCAGAGGTCGAGCGCCTTCACAAACGTGAAGACGAAGAGAAAGAGAAGATTTTGGCCGATTTGACGTCGCGTGGTAAGCGCGTGGGGATCGTTCGACGTTCTGACGAGCCGCTGGGGCCGTCAGAAGGCTATCCCTCTGATTCGTCTAAGTACGGCGATCCAGCCAACTGGGGTTGGCCTTGTGATAGCAAGGAGCACCTTCAGAAGTCGCTGGCGTGCTACAACGAAAAACAGGGGCGCGAAAAGTACGCCCCTCAGGAATGGAACATCCTCGGTCGCAGGATCACGCGAATGGCGTCAGGATTCGGGCTCAAATATCGATTCTCACCAACGGACCAGACGGTCCAGAGAATGGAGACAAAGAAAATGTTGGATCTCGAAAAACTTTCCAAAGCAGATGTCGCAAATCTGTTGTCGCAGGCCAAGGATACCATGGCTTCAGCAATTGAAACGATTGGTAAGGACCCGACGGCTGCAGAGAACATGCTGACGCAAGTGGTAGCTGCTTTGGACGTCTTTAATGACGTGACTCGCGCGAACGTGAACGAAGCGTCCCCCCACGGTCCCTCTTCGGGGGCCGAAGTCGGAGTCGTAAAGGCAGCGGCAACTACGCCGACTGCTACTGACACCGGGGCGACGGCCACTGGTTCGAGCCCCTCGTCATCGGCGACGCCCACTCCAACTGCGACTGCCACCAAGACGGTGGCGGAGACGCCATCGTCTACGGCTGCGAAAGCAGATGCGACTGAAACGCCCACGAAGACGGCAACCGAGACTGCAACAGGAACCGATTCTGACGAAATCAAAGCATGCAGAAAGGACATTCGAACTCTTACTGAGCAAGTCCAGAAGTTGTTTGACATCGTCCAAAAGCCAGCTCCTGTTGAGGCAAAAGTTGTCAAGTCCGATGGGCCACTTGGGGACCTGAACGCATTGGTCACCAAGATTCCTGAAGATGCTGTTGCTACTGCGCTCGCAAAGGGCGACATCGCAACGGCAATCAAAGAATCCGGCGGCAACACTTTCCAGCTTTACGAACACGTCGATGACCTGGTTCGCAAAAGCCTGATGGATGTAGGGATTACGTCCAGGAATGTCCGGATTGCCAACTACGACAAGGGCCAATAGGCCTGACAGGAGTTTGACATGTACTCAAAAGATTTGGATGCCCTAAAGGCTGCTCTGGGGACTGACATCCCAGAAAGCTTGAAAAAGGCCCTAACAACGGCTACTGGGTTTGTAGGTTATAACCTGGAGCCGACAGCTAAGCTGATGCTCCCGCTGTTTGCAGGCTTCCGCAATCGTCTTGCGGTTGACCCCGCGGCAGAAGGCGCTATTGCTGCAACTTGGCGTATGATGCTCGGTTACGGCACGTTCAACTTTGGCTCTAGCATGGGCACCGCCTTTGCCGGTGTTGGTAACCCAACCACCCCCGCTTCAGTCTCTGTGTCCGCCAGCTATCGGTCACAGGCCATTGAAGGGGACGTTGAGTTTGAAGCCACCCAGACTGCTCGCGGGTTTGACGATGCAATGGCCATCGAAACCAGCGTAGCTCTGTCCAGCCTCGTAAAACTGGATGAGCTGCTCTGCCTCGGTGGAAACACTGCAGCGTTGGCTCTCGCTGCTCCAGTCTTCGGCGGCTACTCTACCGTCCATGTTACCCCCAACTTCCCCACCGGCAACTACTACGTAAGAGTGACCTCTTTGACTATGCAAGGCGCCCTGACTAACGCGGCTTCCAACAGTAATGTTGGTGAGTCTGATGTCTCGCCCGAGCTCACCTGCAACGTTGCTGACGGCTCTGGCGCAGACTGGATCGACATCTCATGGCCTGCAGTTGCTGGCGCCGTGGGCTACAAGATCTACTGCTCGCATGCTGCCGGTGGCCACACCACTTACTTGTGCGATCCGAACACCTACCTCGCTTACAAGAACACTTTGGCTGTCCAGGGCACAGCAATCGTAGTACCCACCGGCCAAACCTTCGTCGGCGTCAACCATGTTCAAATCATCGGGCTTCCGCCTGCGACAGCTGGCAACGTTGTACCTACGGGCGATGGAACCGTCTCGACTATCCAGTTTGACGGTGTGATTAACTGGGCCGAAAAGAATACGATGTATACCCAGGCTCTCGGCACCCATATCACAAAGGATATGGACGGCGCCAAGATGACCACAGCCGGTTCCGGTATTTCTGAGTTTGACTACATTCTTCAGAACCTCTGGAACGTCTGGGTCATCAACCCCTCATTGATCATTACTTCATCCCAAGGGGCGACCTCGCTGACCGATCACCTGATCGCTGCAAACAACGCTGCAATGTACCGCTTCGACGTAACCGGCAATGCCAATGGCTTTACCGGTGGTCTGTTTGTCGGCGGCTATTTGAACAAGTTTGCGGCAAGCATGCTTGGATATGCACCGGCGACTATCCCCGTTTGGGCCCATCCGTATGTGCCCGACGGCACGTTCCTGTTCCTTACGGAACGCGTTCCCTATCAGTACTCTCGAGAGGCTCGAGGTTTTGCTCTCGACGTGCTGACTCCTTATACGTACTTCGAACTCGGGCGTGTGCAGCGCAGCTTCCCGTTCTCGGTGTTCTTCACCCAGACCCTGAAGTGCTACCATCCGCTGGCGCAATGCGCGATCGTCGGAGCCAACGTATCGTGACTATGGACCTTGCCTGCCCTCGTCTATTCTTAGTGAGTAGGAGGGCAGGAAGGCAAGGGAGCAAGTGATGGGTGCAACTGACGGCCGCTATCTGAAGCTGGCAGACTTTAAGATGTATGCAATCAACGGGGCCACTGTTCTTAATACGGCAGATGACCTCGTTTTGACATCTTCGATTCTTCGTGCTGAGGCGGAGATTGATGGCACTACGAAGACGGCCTTCGACGAGCAGACCCACACGTTAGTGCGCCCCATGACAGCGTTTGTTGACTATCATGGATGGCTCCACCTCTTCTCAAGAGAACGGGCCCCCGTCACTGCTGTCGCAGCAATCCAAACGCGCGACTTGCTCCAGGACAAAGGGTGGGTGACGACTACCTGGGACACAGACGATCTTATCTTGCCTGTCGCAATGGACCCACCTCGCCCAGATTCTTGGCATGTCATGGTCCTTCCATCAAACAATGTGCCTACCAGGGCCACTACCGAGATGCTAGTTCGCTGGACCTACACGGGAGGGTACGCTACGATTCCGCCATCTCTTCAAGCTTTAACAATGCGGCTGGCATGGTGGGTTTACAAGCTTCGCGAGGCCCCTCTTGCCAAGATCGTCACAGCCGAGCTGGGGCTGATGCAAATTCCGCTCTCAATCCCCCCCGACATCAGGGCCGACTTACGCCATTGGAGCCCAATGTACTCATGAGCTACTTGAACGATACCCTCGAACGAATAGCCGCAATTCAAGAAACGATCATCGCTTCAGAGGCGCCTCGTTCGACTATCGGCCTGGCAGAACCTTACATGCCCAGCCAGGTGCTGAGTGCAAACTGTCCGTTCTTCATCAACGAACTGACCGATGGCAACTCGGACATCCCCATCTCAACAGGTCAGCAGTTCTTATCGATCACGGTCCCAATGGTCCTATGCGTTGCGCGCAAGGAGGCGAGTACAAACTTGCGCCTCGGTGTTGACACAACGGCCCGTTGGCTTACAACAGTCTACGAAACTTTTGGTCGGCACATCCGCCTCTCAGACCCAGAACCCGACTCAAGTGAAAACTTGGGCCCCCTACAGTTTTTAGTTGATGCTGTCATCAAGAAATGGTCTGCGGGAACGTACTCATACGGAGATGCCGAATTTTTGTCAATTAAGTTCACGTTGGTCGTACGGATGATGTATCCTACTACGATCACGGTATAGGAGACGAAATGACTGCTCCAATCTCAACTTTACTTCCTACTAGGCTAATTACTCTTCAATCGTTTAAAGAGTCAGTCTGGGGGACGCCGGGGGCTGCAACGGCGAAATGGATGGGAGTGCAGCCTACTCCTACGTTCAAGCCTTACTTGCACCCCGAGATCTTTGATGAGCAACGCGCTTCGCTTGCCCCCGCCTTCCTGTCGGCAATCACAAAGGAGGGCGGCGAGTTCTCACTTAGCACCCACCTCACCTACGAAGACATCCTATTTATATTGGAAGGAGGACTTCAAGGTGGAGTCGGGGCGACAGGGGGTGCAGGTTCTTCAGTCAGCGCTTCGCCATCGATCAGCCACAGCCCATCCATGAGCGC